CAAATTCAAACAAAATCCCGATAATCCGAGAACAATAAAAAAAGACCAACTCGAAAAGTTAAAGCGTTCCATCAAGTCATTCCCGGAGATGATGGAAAAACGTCCGATGGTCTGCGTGACGGACGAGGATGGCAAACTGTATCCATTGGGTGGTAATATGAGGCTTCGGGCAATTAAGGAGATGGGGTTTAAAGAAGTTCCTAAAACATGGGTTGCCCTTGCTGACGAATGGACGGAGGAACAACGCAGAGAATTTATCATAAAGGATAATGCAAATTTAGGCGATTGGAATTTGGATGATTTACAGGAGAATTGGGATTTAGATTTAATATCTGAATGGGGCGTTGATTTGGAGTGGGATGAGGATTATGATGAATTAGGTGAAGAGCAAAACCAAACATCAAAAAAACTATCTGATAGATTTTTAATTCCTCCATTTAGTGTATTAGATACTAGACAAGGAATTTGGCAAGACCGCAAAAGATGGTGGCTTTCATTAGGTATCAAGAGTGAGTTAGGAAGAGAAAATAATTCATTGGGGTTAGCTAATATAAAAGATTATGATTACGAATATAAATCCGCCTACGATATAAGTGATGGGACTTCAATATTCGACCCCGTGCTTTGTGAGTTGTCGTATTTATGGTTTAATATTCCGAAAGGTAAAATATTAGACCCGTTCGCTGGTGGGTCTGTTCGTGGTATTGTTGCGGCTAAATTAGGATGCGAGTATTTAGGCAATGATTTAAGAAAAGAGCAAATTGAAGCTAATCGTATAAATGCGACAGAAGTCTTAGGGGATAGTGAATTATATCCAGTATGGACAGTTGGTGACAGTTTAAATATTGATAAGATAGCAGACGGATATGAAGCTGATATGATATTTAGTTGTCCTCCTTATGCTGATTTAGAGGTTTACTCTGATGATGTTAGGGATATATCCAATATGAGTTATAGCCAATTTTTAGAAATATACAGAGAAATAATACGCAAGAGTTGCGATAAATTAAAGGAAGATAGGTTTGCTGTCTTCGTGGTTGGCGACGTGAGAGATAAAAAAGGATTTTATTACGACTTTATTTCAGATACTAAAAAAATATTTATTGATTGTGGTGTTAAACTGTACAATGAATTAATTCTTGTAGAAATGGTAGGTAATTTGCAAATGAGAGCAGGTAGATATATGAAATCAGGAAGAAAGGTTGGTAAGATGCACCAAAACGTATTAGTGTTCTATAAAGGGAATCCTAAAAAAATTAAATCTAACTATCCCGAATTAGATTTAAGTTATATTGAAGACCAAATAGAAGAATAACAGCATCATTTGAATTAAAATAGAAATGCAAGTAACCACGGCCACAAGGAAAATAGTAAGTAAAACTTATCGTTTATGGAACGATAAGAAAAACTTTATTTTTCAGGGTGGGCAAGGTGCAGGAAAAACCTATGCAATTCTTGCGATGATTATTGATTTAGCTTTAAAGAAAAAACGAAATATAATTGTCGCATCTGAAGAGTTAACCAAGATGCGTAGGACTGTGATAAAAGATTTTATCACAATACTTAAATCAACTGGGCGATTTAACCCCAACAGCTTTCGGATGGGGACGGAATACACCTTTGGCAATGGTAGCGTTATTTCCTTTATAGGATTAGATAAAGACAATGTAGGTAAAGGCTTAAGGTGCGACATTCTTTATATCAATGAAGCGAATAAAACGAGTTATGACAAAGTGCATGAGCTGATATCGAGAGCAAAGAGACGTATATTTGACTATAACCCGAATACTATATTTTGGGTTGATGAATATTTTAAGGGTAGAGAGGACACTTATTTTGAAATACTCACGTTCCAAGATAATGAAGCTTTGTCGGATGCAGAGCGTGAGACTATTTTAGATTATAAAGTTAGGGGGTTTATTAATCCCGACCTCGAAAATTATGACACGGAACACAACATCAAATCTGAATTTTGGGCGAACAAGTGGAGAGTTTACGGATTAGGTATGACAGGAAAGATTGACGGTTTAATTTACACTGACTGGAAAATAGGAGAATTTGATGAAACACTACCGTACCGTTTTGGGCTGGACTTTGGATTTTCAAATGACCCTGACGCAATGGTAAAGCTTGCGGTTGACGAAAGAAGGAGCATTATTTATCTTGAGGAGAAAATGTATCAAAAAGGACAATCAACCGACCAACTTATTTCGAGGCTCAAAACAATTGTGAAGCCTAATGAATTAATTTTGGCGGATAGTGCAGAACCACGATTGATCAACGATATGCGGAAACACTTCAATATTCGACCAACTAAAAAGTGGAAAGTAGTTGAGAGAATTAAAAAAATGCAATCGTATCAATTAGTTGTAACACCGGACTCTAAAAATTTAATTACTGAATTAGAAAATTACACGTGGCACGATAAAAAAAGTGAAACGCCAATCGATGCGTTCAATCATCTACTGGACTCTGCGGGCTATGCACTCACAGGTATGAGCAATTTCACATTTTCAATTAACGGAGAAACCGTATAAAACAGCTATGAAAAAAGAAATATTATTTTTAATTGTAACATTTACACTAATTTATTTGGCAATGTCATTTATTTTTATGACATTTGACCCGGGCAATTGGGGATTGATTGGTCGGATAGCCTTTGTGTTGTCTTTTATATCGTTTTCGTTCATGGGACTTAAAAACATTGATGGATGAGTAGAATTCTGAAATACATTGGTTTACAGCCAAAAAGACAGGCTAAAAGCGTCAACAATGAGTTGTTGGAAGTCCTTTATTCTCGATTAGTTCAGAACCGCAATTTAGTGCTTTATAATTTCGACCCGAAGAAAAACGACTTTATCATTAAGGGCTACGGACAAAATGCCGAAGTTTACAAGATTATTAACAAAATTGTAACAAAATGCAATGCGGCTGAAACGATACTTTATAACGATACGGGTGAAAAATCAGTACAGAGGTATAAGAAATTTCTAAAATCTGCCGTTCCGATTGATGCAGTAAAAGGTAGAATTTACCGAGCCAAGGCACTTGAATATATCGAGGATGAGGACAACGATTTACTTCAATTGCTTAAAAAGCCGAACAAGCATCAATCATGGGCTGAAATGATGGAGCTTTTCCGAATATTTTATTTTGTTCAGGGCGAAGCATTTTTATATCGTGAAACAGCGTTAAATTCTGACATAGCCTTATCATTGCATGTTGCTCCAGCTAACTGGATGACGCCAGTTTTTTCTGATGACCCGCAAAATATAATCAAAGGGTGGAAGTTAAACATGCATGGAGGTGTGAAACGTACACTTGATGTGAAGGATGTTTTTCACCTAAAAATGCCTAACCCAATTTTTACAGAGGATGGCGAACAATTAAGGGGCTTATCACCATTGGTAGCAGGATTAAAGTATTTACAATTAGATGATAAGTCTATTGAAGCGTGGATAAAATCAATCGAGAATGAGGGAGCAAAAGGGATTATATCACCGAACACACCAAATCCGGATTTTTGGTTGCAACCCGAGCAAGTTAAGCTATTAGATAAGGAAATTGACGAGCGAATAGCAGGCGTTAAAAATAAAAACAAGATAGTAGCATCGAGCATGCCACTTCAATACACGCAAATCGGTTTGTCTCCTGATGCTTTGTCTTTAATTCAAGCGCTTGAGCATTCACAAGTGAATTTATGTGACTTATGGAATGTACCTGCAACACTTTTTGACCCGAACCCGACCTATCAGAATCAAAAAGAAGCAGGGCTTCAATTTGTTAGGAATGTTATAATTCCGTATCTGGAGAAGGAAGAGCAAAAATTAAATGAGTGGTTGGTTAAGCCGTTTAGCGAACGAGATAATAAAAATTATTATATTGACAACGACACTTCGCAATTTGATGAGTTAGCAATATCATTAGATGAACGCCAATCACTTGCGAAGATATTAACGATAAATGAAATGCGAATTATTGAGGGATACGACACAATCGATAACCCTTATGCAGATGAGGTATTTGTTGAACCCGGTAGAGTACCACTTTCGGATATGGATATAAATTTTGACTT